GTCTCCATCTACATCAGCATAAGTCCAAGTGACTGAAGGAAAAGTAGTATCTGTGATAGTTCCACTTGGCGCTGTGACTGTAACGGTTGGTTGAGTTGTAGTTTCTACATCAATAAAAAGAGCAACAAGTTCAGCACGGTCACCGCTTATTATTGCGTTGTCTGTAAATTTAACAACTAAGTTATCAATTAAAGTCTGAGTCCAAGCCTCACCATTTGGAGCGGTTGTAAGTTTCAAGGCGGTATCAAGGGTTGTAATTGTCAAAGTGTTTGCTTTAGTAAATGGAACTGAGTAGTAAACCTCTCTACCATTTCGGTCTGTAATGACTCCTAGGCTTAACTGAATACTGCCAGTAGTTCCTATTGTGGCACGGGCGCGAAGGTTTACAAACGCAACTTTTTCAGTAGCGGCTAAAGTTGTTGTTCCAAACTCTGCTTCATAAGAAATAGGAACTGTCGTGCTAGTGCGTTTAACAAATGTTGCGTCACTATTATCGGCGAGTGCCGCATGAACTGAAGCCGAGCCACCTGTAATAGTAAAAGAACCCGCGTTGTTCCAGTTTGCGTCGGGGCGAAGTACATAGGTAGCCATTATTTGTTAGCCAATTCTTTTGCCAAGATAGCGAATGTTTCTTGAATTCTCTGAGTAATTATGTCAGCCTTTTCATCTTGATTTGTAGCACCAGTTGTATCAACATTAACTACAAAGGCACCTTGTTCAATAATAATGTTGTTTCCACTTACTCCTGAGATTCTTGCTTCGGCATCTGTAACTTCGGCAAGTTTCATTTGAGCATTTGAAATCTTTTGTCCAAAAGCCGCTTCAGAACCAAATTTACCGATTGCCGCACCTGTAATGCTTATGGCTCTTTGAATTTCATTTATCTGAGCGATAGCCTCTGCTCCGCCACCAAGAATAGAAGCCGCTAACTGAGCGCCCTTGATTGGACCTGACTCGACTAAATCTTGAATTGCTTTTGCATCAAGTCCAAGTGCTTGAAGTTGTGTTATCTGTTGGGCAAACTGATTGCTCTTATTCAACCTTGTTTGCATATTTTCAATAAGAGATTTAGCCTTTGGAATAAATCCGTCAGGAAGTTCTACTCCTTTAAGTCCAGCAAAACCTAAGATTGTGTCTTTAAGTGAATCAGCAAAATCCTTAGCCGCTTGTTGTAAGTCTTTAAGCACATCGCTCATTGACTCAATGCCAGCCTTCATTGCCTCACGAATCTTTTTCATCAAATCGGCTGACCCTTGTATGTCATTTAGAGCATCTTCATCAATACCGCCAGCCTTGATTTTCTCTGCAATTTCTTTTTCTTTTTTAAGAATGTCCCCAAAGCCAAGACCTTCTTCAAGACTCTCTCTTATATTGCCAATAAAATCTTTTAACTCGCCAGCAAAATCTGTATTTTGAGCAAAGATGACCATATTTTTACCAAACTCAATTAACTTGTCACCTGCCTCATCAGCCTTGTTAGCAACCTCTTCAATAAATTTTCCTACGGTTCCAGCAAAATCAAATTTTATTGCAGTACCAAGACCTGCAATCATTTTTTCAAGAAGGGGCGAGGCTTTTTTAGCACCCGCAATTAAGCCCTCAACTATTTTTGTGCCATTATCTTTTGCGGCTAAATCAACAACTTTCATATTAAAGTCAAGCATTTTGTTTGCAACATCAGAAATAGCGCCAGCCGCACCTTCAGAATAATTACCCCAACTTTTTGAAGCCTTAATAAGAGTTTTAGATACGCCCGTGATTGCATCAACTGATTTAGCGCCAGCGTCATCACTTGCGCTAAATAAGTTTGTTAATGAACTAGCAACTCCACCAAGTTTTGCACTTGCAAAAGCCGCGATGCCACCTAAAGCGCCAACCGCCGCCGCGACTGCATCTTTTACTATTGGAATTTTCATTAAAGGTGTTGTTATTTTTTTTACCCAGTCTATTACTGTTGTCAATGCGTTATCAAGAAAACTACCTAAGCCAGTTGCAACTTTACCAAAGACACCAACTACGCCTTTGCCCAAAGCCAAAAACGCTCCAATAACTCCCTTTGCAATAGTTTTACCTACATCTAATAATTTTTCAAAGAAATAAATACCAGTTGCAATAGCCTTTAAGATATTGGCAAAAGATGTAACAATCATTGTGACGGCAAGAGCGATAACTCTTATGACTGTATTAAATACTGCTATTACAATCTTTCGGAAAATGTCATTTGTTTCCATAAGACTTACAAAACCATCAATAACATTCTTAAATGAGGTCAATACAAATTTAACAAAGGTCAAAAATACATCTATAACAAACTCAAATACTTTTGCTATTACTTCTGCAAAGAATCCGAATACTCGCATGGCTGAAGCCAAGGCTTTCATAACATGACCAAAATACTGAATAATGTAACCAAGCACGGTAATGACTACTTTAGCCACAAAGTTAAATACCATGCCAACAACTTTTCTAAAGTTTTCAGAAGTTTTGTAAGCAACAACTAAAGCAGTTACTAAGGCTCCGATTATTAAAACAATTCTTATTATTGGATTAGCCGCTATAACGGCATTAAGTCTCATCATGGCACCAGCGAGTCCTGTTGTAGCAACGGTGCTGGCTACTGTATTTCCTGTTAAGATAGCAGTTGCAACTGCAAGTAAACCCTTACTTATTGCCAATAATTTAGTTACACCAAGTTGTGCATAATAGGCAACCGTAGCAACTCCTATTGTTACTGCCAAGCCAGTCAAAACTTGTGTAAGTATTTGAATTGCTCTAGCATTATTTTGCATAAAAGTAGTAATTGTTCGAAGAATAGATGCAAAACCACTTAAGGCTTTTGCAATAGTTCCAATCACGATTGTAGATAAAGCCGTAAGAGCGCCTCCTACTGATTTAACAACTGGTAGTAATGGTTGTAAGGCAGAAATTATTTGTCCTACTGCATTTCTAATTTGAGGAGATGTTAATACCACGACAAACGCCGTAAACATTCCTGCGTATTTTGATAAGGCACCAAAGAAACCTTGAAAGAAAGGCGCCGCTTGGCTTAAAGATTTACCCGCTTTGATACCAAAAAATGTTGTAAAGGCTAAAGCAATAGGCAAAATTTTCTCCATAGATGAGGCTATGGATTTAACATTTATATCTGCCTTATCTATTTTTTCAATAAAGTTTCCGATATTGTCTGCTATTTTTGCAAAAGGGTCTGCTAGTTTAGTTAATAATTTTTCCATAGCGTCAAGGTATTTAGAAAAAGCACCAGTTCCGTTTGCCGCTTTTTGAATCTTGGTAGTCAAAGTAAAAAGAGAAGCAATTATTGTTGTAAAAGCAGAGAGCAATCTTAAGCCAACTGCTTCTTGTAATTTTCTAGTATTGTCAGCCATTTCTTTTAACATCTTAGAGGGGCTTTGCATTGCTAAGGCGTAGGTACCATTTACTTTTGCTCCCTCTTTAATAATCAAATTTAGAACTGCTTGGCGTTTTTCAGCCATAGTCAAGTCACTAGCCGCTTTTCCTATTGTCCGTCCATAAGTAGCATAGGCTTCCCCTGCTTGAGCGGTAATACCAACTTGTCTTAAAATTCTTGGATTAGCAGTTGTAATAGCAAAAATTAAAGAATTCAAAGCATCAGCAGAACTTGTAGTTGAAGTAACTGATAAATCTTGAGCAATGCTGGCTAACTCCGTAGCATTACTTAAATTAACATTTGATTGAACAAGTTTAATAATTGCTCGTTGCGCCGCTGTTGTGGCAATACCCACGCTTTTTATTTCTTGTACCGCTAAGGCAAGTTCGGTATATCCATAACGGGTAGATTGACCAAGACCTTGTAACGCAATATCTAACTCTTGAACCTCAGCCGCCGCCTTAAAAGATTTGGTTGCAAAAGCAATAAGAGCGATTGCAAAACCACCAGCAACCGCTCCTGATGCAACTAAAACAGAATTAAGTTTTTGAGCCGCGCCTTGAAAATTTTCAGCACTTTTTGTTGCTTCACTTAAACCTTTTGTGAACTGGGCAGAATCAGCGGTGAGGCGAGCGCGGACTTCCATGGTTGGTGACTCAGCCATTTATCTCCTAGCCTTTGCTCTTCTCTCGGCTTTCTCGCGTTCTTTTTCTTTTACAATGTAGAAAGCGTTCCACTCTGTCAATTCCATACTGCTAAGAGGTCGGTGGGCGGGACTTCCGTAAAGAAGTTCACCCACCGTCCTACCTAACTTTTCTGCTATTTCGAAAAGAAACCGTCTCTCAGGATTCTTGAGGAAATCGAGCCTGTGCTTGGTCTACCGCCTTTTCGCTAAGACCTGAACTGCCAAGAGCCTTTGTTGCCAAACGCTCAATGACTGCACCATTCTTAGAAAGAATGGCTTCACGGTCTTGGTCTGTAAAGACTGGTAAACCCGTCGCAGGGTCAAACACGGTTGCGATTACAGTTTTTGCGTACATATTAGAAACATCAACTTTATCTGAAGTAACTCCTTCAGTAAGTGTTGCTCTTTGTCCAGCCGTCATAGAACGAATTTCTACTGATACGCCCCACTCGGGAACTTCCAGTAACTCCTTCGTAATATCGTCTGCTTCAAATATTTTTCCGCGTAAAT